ATTGTAGATATTTATCCTATACCTGATAAAGTATACAGTTTACGTTTTAACCTTGTTGAAAGGACAGAGGCATTTACAAGCGACACAGATACAATGGCTGTGCCTTCTGCTCCTGTAATACAGTACGCTACTGCCCTTGCCGCTAGAGAACGTGGAGAGACAGGCGGTACAAGCGCGGCTGAGTTGTTTGCCCTTGCGGATTCTACACTTGCTGATGCAATCGCTTTAGATGCCGCTAGATTCCCTTCTGAAACTGTTTGGACTCCTTGCTAATGGCTCAAAGATTACAGAACATTACAATTCAAGCCCCTGGTTTTGCAGGGCTTAACACACAGGACTCACCTATTGGTCTTGACGCTTCCTTTGCGGCTACGGCTGATAACTGCGTTATTGACCAACTGGGTAGAGTTGGTGCTAGAAAAGGTTATACAGCAGTATCGACTAACGGTTCTAGTGTGTTAGGCAGTAGCCGTGGCATTGAAACGGTCTATGAGTTTATAGACAATAACGGAGACAAACGTGTACTTTCAGCGGGTAACAATAAAATATTTTTAGGGACAACTACTCTAACAGACGTTACGCCTACAGGCTATACACCAACAGCTAACAACTGGAAAGTAGTAACATTAAATGACCATGCTTATATGTTCCAGAGAGGACATGAACCAGTATTAGCTACAGACCATTCAGGTTCGTTTGAAGTTGAAGAGATGTCAGCACATAGTCACAGCACAGGTACTCCTCCGTATGGCAATGAAGTCTTAGCGGCCTACGGTAGACTCTGGGTAGCAGACATTACAGGTAACAAGCACACTGTCTACTGGTCTGATACTCTTAATGGTCATCACTGGACAGGCGGTACTACAGGCTCGTTAGATGTCACTACTGTATGGCCTACAGGCTTTGACGAGATAACGGCTCTAGCGGCTCACAATGGCTTCCTAATCATCTTTGGTAAGAAGTCTATACTTGTGTACTCAGGTGCATCTAGCCCCGCTAATATGACCCTTGTAGACACTATAGAGGGCGTTGGTTGTATAGAGCGTGACTCAGTACAACACACAGGCACTGATATACTATTCTTGTCTGAGACAGGTGTACGTAGCTTTAGCAGGACTGTACAAGAGAAGTCCATGCCTATGCGGGACATTAGTAAGAATGTACGTAGCGACTTAATGGCTTTTGTTGGACAACAGTCTAACCCTATTAAGTCTCTATACAGCCCAGAGGAAGCCTTTTACCTTCTGACGTTACCAGACAGCAACACAACTTACTGCTTTGATATGCGTACCGCACTGCCTGATGGCTCACAAAGAGCAACAACATGGTCAGACATTACTCCTTTGTCGTTTGCTAGGCTTGATGATGGTACTATATACTTTGGTAAAAGCGATGGGATTAAACTGTATAACGGACATTTAGACGGTACTGAGTCCTATACTATGAGTTACTTTAGTAACCCACTAGACTTTGGCGATGCATCTAGATTAAAATTCTTAAAGAAGTTTAACCTAACGGTAATTGGTAATGTATCAGCAGTAACCGTGTTAAACTGGGGTTATGATTATACATATGATTATCAAAAACAAAGTTTTGATTCTGGTCTGACAAACACAACACAGGCTGAATATAACGTAAGTGAGTTTAACACAACGGCTGAGTACACCACAGGTATTGACATACAGCTTCCAGAGGTTTCTGGTACAGGCAGTGGTTCAGTCGTAACCGTGGGCGTTGAGTCTACAATAAATGGCGCACCTTATTCTATACAAAAACTTGATATACACGCTCTACTAGGGAGATTACTATAATGTCTAACTATACTAAGACAACTAACTTTGCGACAAAAGATACGCTCCCTTCTGGCAATGCGGCTAAGATTGTCAAAGGGACTGAGATTGACACAGAGTTTACTAACATAGCAACAGCGGTAAATACTAAATTAGATACTTCTACGTATACTGCGGCTGATGTATTAACTAAACTTTTAACTGTGGATGGCACAGGTACTGGTCTTGATGCTGACAAGGTAGACGGCTTTAATATATCTACTGCATCTACAGGCACTGACGCTAACACTATTTACTTTAGGACTGTTTAACAATGTCAATATTTGTAGGTTCTACAGAAATAAACGAAATACAGTTAGGAGGAAATGTTCCTTTTGAGTCTGTGTATGTAGGTGCTGACAAAGTATTTAGTAGGCCTTTGCTTCTTGACATAACTGTAGGTTTTCAAGCTATTGCTTCTGGAACAAACGAATGGGGTTACGATGTTTACGGTAATTTAAATATAGGAGCTTTATCTTATGCACAAGCCCAACCCAGCACTGATTGGTTTAATGGCGAAGATATACTTATTTGTGCGTGGCAGGAGTATTTTTATAGCAACACTGGCTCGTTTGCTATAAGAGTTGAGGGTAATGTTTCAAATTCTGATAGTGCGTTTACAACCTTAAAAGTAAATAACCTAGTATTAAATAGAACAGATGCTAATTTTTTTCAAAGCACTTCAGGAACAGGGTGGACAGTTTGGCAGTGGTCGCCAATTAATACAAATCCTTGGAGCGGAGCAGGAAACACAGATAGAGTGAGGTTTGAACGTGATGTTTGAGTATACAACTAGACTAGACGGTTCTACCACATGGGCTTGTATAAATGTTGACAGTTTTTACATAGAAGTGAACATTACGGGTATGACAGATGAAACTGAAATTCAAAATAAACTTAGTTCGGCTTTAGAACAAGCCAGAGAATTAAACAGCGGGGAAGGATAAATGAGTTTTTTAAATGACTTGCTTACGGGTGGAGCGCAGTACTACCTTAGTCAAGAACAGCTACAAGATGTAGAACAGCTAGGTAGCGATGCTAGGGGACAGCTACAACAGCTAGGACAACAGGTAGCCAGTGATACGCAGTTTAGACCCTTTACGGTGACTACGGGACTAGGGACTACAACAACTAGTCCTACAGGCGGTATAAACGTAGGGCTGACTCCTGAACAACAGGCATTACAAAACCAACTTTTACAGCAAGCTCAGGGTTTGTTTGGTCAAGTAGGTACTTCCCCTGCCGAAGCCCAAGCAGACATCTACGAGCAGATACGGGCTACACAGCGTCCAGAAGAACAGCGACAGCGTTTAGCGTTAGAAGAGCGTCTGTTGTCCCAAGGGCGTTTAGGGTTGCAATCAGCGGCCTACGGTGGTTCTTCTCCTGAGTTACTAGCCTTAGAAACTGCACGACAGGAAGCAATGGGCAGAGCAAACTTAGGTGCTAGACAGCAAGCTATGGCCGAACAAGCGCAAGCACTGACTTCTGCTAGCGGATTGATGGGGGCAGGTTATACTCCACAACAAGCGGCTTTGGATGCGTTAAAAGTAGGCATATATCCTGCACAGATGGCACAGGCAAGTCAACTAGGGGGTGCGGAGCTACAGTCTCAGCTAGAGCGTAGCGGCCTAGAGGCACAGCTAGGTATGACACAGCTAGGCACTGAGTTGCGTCAACAGCGTGATTTAGGCTTGATGGAAGCACTGTTGGGTAGACAGCCTACTCTACAGGAAATAATATCAGGTGCTGAAGTAGGTTTAAGTCCTGAAGACCTTTCACTGGAAGGAATATTAACTGGAGTTATAGGCGGTATGTTTGGCGGTGGTAGTGATGTTTCTGACGAAACCAACGCTGACCTTAACTCATTGATTGATTATGCACAAGAGATGCCTAGTTTTGAAGACTATATAGCATCTCTACAAAAGCCTACATTTACACATATGCCTGTGCTATAAGGAGGATAAACAATGGCTAAAACAGATACAATGGGTTTATTGACAGGTATCCCTAGCGGTGGTATTGACCCTATGACTGCGGGTTCTAGCTTTGCCCAAAGACAGCTACAGTACGGTGCTGACAGAGCCAGAGGCTTACAACGCGCTATTGGCGGTATGAGAGGTCAGCAACCTGCCGCAGAGCAGATAGCAAGAGCCTACGGTCAGAAAAGAACAGCACAGAAGAATGCTTTTGGTGATTACCTAGAAAAACAGTACCCGAATACTGGTCTAAGAGAGTTAGCGGCGCAGGGTCTAGTAACGCCTGACAACTTAAGAGACTTTGTAGGTGGTGCTGATGCAACCGCTAGGATGGGCAAAAGATATACTGTTAGAGATGAACAGGGTAATATGTATGCTATGACAACGAGTTTTGACAATGCTACAGGTGCTTTCGATACTGTATATGCACCTATTGGCTTAGACACCCCTAGTCAGCCCCAAGGTAAAATAACTGTACTTACGGATGAAGGTATATCTTTTCAAGAAAAAGAAGACATAAAAGTTAAATCTGCTGATGCAATTAATACCGATAAAATATTTAAAGATTCAAAGCTTGCCGCTGTAAATGCTAAATT